ATCTTACGCGGCAGACCGCGCTGGAAACGGACCCACTGGCCGTCAACGTACTGGTCGCCCTCGAACTTGGTTCCGTCGCGCTTGATGCCGGGGGCCGAGCGTATCTGTACGATTTGTTCAGCCATTAGAGAGCTTCCGCGTTAAGGTCTACAGTCCACGTATCAAGCACCGTGGCAGTGCCGGTGCGGCGAACTTGAAAGGCTAGTGTAGCAAACACGGAGTTTCCTGATCCAGAAATATCTACGAGCCAAGCGGGGTTGCCGGATGTCGCTATCCAAGTGTTAACCGTGCCAACAACCGAACCGGAGGTCACACTAGCGTAAACTTCGTAGTTTCCACCTTGGCTGGTTGGCGTGCACCACTGCTGTACGTACATGTAGGAGCCGCCGTTAAGCGCTTCATATACTTGGCCGTTGGCGGCACCAGCACCGAAAATTGCATACGCTGCCTCGGAATACCCAAAACCCGCAGCAAAAACGCCGTAATCGATGAAATCAACAAGGACGTTGCTCTTGCCGTAGAAGTTGGTCGGCACGATGATAGCGCCGGACGCGACGCCCGCCAGTGTGCGGACATCGGTATCGTTCAGTGAAACCGTGGCGGTAGCGGATTTACCCAACTCAAGGTTGATGGACTGCCCCGCAGTGCTGCCACCCAAGCTGATTGGGCCTGAAGAGTTGAGCGTCATTATTTAGCTCCCCGTAGCTCGTCCAGTTCTGCCTTTAACTCTTTGATGGCCGCGAATGCCACGGCGACCAGTTTCTCGTAATCGACAGCCAGTGTGCCATCGTCGCGGGTGCGAACGGCCAATGGGAACATTGCCTCCACGTCCTGTGCGATGACGCCGAAGTCGCTCTTGCGGACGAAGTAATCGTCCTCGCCGCCATGCTCTGCGATGTAGGCATCGGTCCAGTCGAAGGTCTTGCCGCCGACCGTAGTTACGATGTCGAGGGCGTTCTCGATTGGACGCACGTTCTCTTTCAGGCGCGCATCGGACGAGTAGAACGCCGTGACGTTGTTGGTCGCACGGATTTCACCGGTAGTGCCCGAACCAGCGGTGCCGACGCCGAGGCTGTTGACCTGATAGTTGTTGCTTGTGTTCAGCGCGTTGGCCGTGGTCGCCGTTGTGGCAGTCGTGGCTGACGTCGCGCTCGTGGCTGACGTTGCGCTGGTCGCCGATGTGGCCGTCGCCGCGTTACCGCTGATGTTGATGCCCCAAGTGCCGCTGGCACCTGAACCCGCACGCGAGGGGACGTCGAGCGCGGTTTGCGCACCGCTTGCGGTGCTGGAGCCTGTGCCGCCGTTGACGACGGCGACGGTGCCGGTAAGCTTAGAGGCCGCCAGCGACGCGATGAAAGACGGATCAGAATAGCTGGCCGTCGTCACGACGCCGTTGGGCACGCTCGCGGCGGTGCCGCTGATGCTAATGCCCCACGTGCCGCTTGCGCCCGAGCCTGTTGTGGATGGCACACCGAGTGCAGACTGCGCAGTGGCTTGTGTGGTTCCGCCGGTGCCGCCGTTGCCGATCGCAAGCGTGCCGCCAAGAGTAAGCGTGCCGGACGTTGTGATAGGACCGCCGGTCAGGGTCATCCCAGTCGTGCCGCCGGAGCCGCTGACACTGGTGACAGTACCCGCGCTGCCTGTGGCAGAGATAGTGATCGAACCAGCGCCGTTGGAGATGCTGATGCCAGAACCGGCGGTAAGCGTCGCCTTCGCGAGTGTATTGCCAGTGCTGTTCCCGATGAGCAGCTGCCCGTTGGTGTACGTCGTCTGGCCGGTGCCGCCGTTGGTGACGGCCACAGTGCCTGTGACGTTGGCTGCGTTGCCGCTAATGTCGCCAGTTATCTTCGTGCCAGCGAGTGCCGTGATCCACGTCGGGTTGGAGTAGGAGCCAGTCGTCACGACGCCGTTCGTCGCCGTCGCTGCGTTACCGCTGACGTTAATTGCCCACGTCCCGCTGGCGTCGCCGCCGGTGCGCGTCGGCACATCGAGTGCGGTGCGTGCGAGGGCCGCCGTAGTCGCGCCAGTACCGCCGTTGGCGATAGCGACCGTGCCGGTGACGTTGGCGGCGCTGCCGCCTATGTTACCCGTGATCTTTGAGCCCGCGAGTGATGTTATCCAAGCCGGATCTGCGTACGAGCCCGTTGTGACGACGCCATTCGTGGCGGTGCCCGCGTTTCCTGTGACGTTGATGCCCCACGTCCCACTTGCGCCAGATCCAGTGCTCGAGGGGACGTCGAGTGCAGAGCGTGCACCAGACGCAGTAGTGGACCCTGTACCGCCGTTGGCGATGGCGAGTGTGCCCGCGAGGGTGATGGTGCCCGCGCCGGTGACAGGTCCGCCGGAAGTGGTCAGGCCTGTCGTACCGCCGCTGACGTCTACTGACGTTACGGAGCCGCCGCCAGCTGTGGACGATATGGTGATACCGCCCGCGCTGTTCGTGACAACGATACCGGAACCCGCACTGAGGGTCGAGAGGTTGTAGCCTGTGCCGTTGCCGATCAGAAGCTGGCCGTTTGTGGGCGCAGTCGCGACACCGGTGCCGCCCTGCGCGACAGTGAGCGCGGTGGTCAAGCCCGTGAGAGAGGTGATGTCGGCGTTCGCACCTGCGGCTGCCGCGCCGAGCGTGAGGCGTGCGCCGGAGGCACTGGTCGCGCCAGTGCCCCCAGACGCTATCGCGAGCGTTCCGCCGAGTGTCAGCGTGCCCGAGGTTGTGACCGGCGAGCCGGTGAAGGATAGGCCGGTGGTGCCGCCCGACGCGGCCACCGACGTTACAGTACCAGCACCAGCGGTAGACGTGATGGTGATGCCGCCCGCGCTGTTCGTGATGCTGATGCCCGAGCCAGCCGTCAGGGTCGCCTTCGTGAGCGTGTTGCCTGTGCTGTTACCGATGAGCAACTGCCCGTCGGTGTACGTAGTTTGACCCGTTCCGCCGTTGGCGACAGGCAGAGCAGTGCCCGACAGCGACACGGCAAGCGTGCCTGACGTCGTGACTGGCGAGCCAGTTACGGACAGGAAGGACGGTACTGTCAGCGCGACGCTGGTAACCGAGCCTGAACCCGTGCCGACGCCGACGCCGTTGATGAAGAGGCCCGTGGCGTTGAGGGTGCCCGCGCCCTGCGCGCCAGCCGTGGGCGCGCCAATCTGGATACCTGCCGCGTTGGTGAGCGCAGTGATGTCTGCGTTCGAGCCGCTTGCCGCAGCGCCGAGGTTCGTGCGTGCGCCGCCAGCAGTCGTGGAGCCTGTGCCGCCCTGCGCGACGGTCAAGGCCGTCGTGAGGCCCGTGATCGACGTGATGTCGGAGTTCGCACCTGCGGCCGCCGCCGAGATGGTTGAGCGCGCACTTGCGGCGGTTGCCGCAGTGAAGAGCGCAGCGCCGATGCCCGTCGCGCCCAAGTTGGTGCGCGCCGAGGTTGGGTTGTTCGCGCCGGTGCCGCCCTGCAATACAGGTAAGATGCCCGCGAAGGGCGCGGATGTAGTTGCCGAGATGATGTCCGTACCGTCGCAGTACAGGATCGCGGTCTCGCCCTGAGTAACCAGTGTGGCCGCGCCGCTGGCGGTCTTGATGCCGAGTGTGAACGCGCCGGTCGTGGCGTTGTTTACCCAATACTGTTGGACCGTTGCTGGCACGACGATGTTGGCGTTGGACGTCAGCGTGCCGTTGAACTTGTACGCGATACGGTTCAGCTCAGATCCAGAGAGCGTGTACGTGCCGCCGGTGACGGCGATGGTCGTGTAGTCAAAGGCGAAGACGGCCTGCTGTCCGAGGCCGATGGTGTACCACTGGATGCCGTCGCTGACGACCACGGCGCTGTCGCCCGGCTGCAGGCGGAGCGTGGACGCCGCGTTGATGAGCTCCGTGCCAGACGGGTCGATGGTCAAGTCGCCTTGGCCGCCGTTGCGGACCTGCACGAACCAGCCGTCGCCAGCGCCAACGGCCGTCGGCAAGTTCAGCGTGCCGAGGCCGCCGTTCCAGACAAAGACCTTAGCGCGGTCAGGGGCCGTGAGGCTGTAGGGCGTGATGGAGAAGTCAACGACTTCGTAATTCTGTGCGAGTTCCGAACCGTCTGCGATCAGACCGGCACCGGCGAGGGCCGCAGCTTGCGCCTGCGCCACGGCAGCGCCGTAGCGGAACGTGCGCCAGACACCGCCGACGGTGGTGTTGTTGATGAGGTACGCCTGCCACTGCTCGCCTGCGCCAATGCTCAGAATTGCGTTGCCTGCGGCGTTGTCGATGGTGATGGTATCGGGGCCGAGGTTGTTGAACAGGATTGTCTGGCCGACGCTGACGGCAGTCGCGTCGGGAAGCGTGACGGTGAACGGCCCTGTCGGTGTGATGTCGATGATGCGTGCGACGACGCTGTCGCCCTCGCCTGCGCCAACTGGCCAGTTAAGCGCGATGTCGTCGGTGAGCGCCAGCGAGAGGTAGGAAACGTCTGCGGGGTATATCGTCGTGCCGCCGAAGACTTGAGTGAAACTGCCAGACATCTTTAAGCCTCCTTACGAGTGGCGCTGCGGTCGAGTATCTTGGCGAGGTCTTCGCCATTCAACATGCCAGCCGCACGGTCGTACATATTTTGCCATACAGGGATGCGCTCGTCGTTCTTCAGGAATGGCGTCGCCTCTAGGAGGGTGGCATACAGAAGGATTTCGGGTGCGTTTTCGGTGAGCCAGTTTGTCTGCGCCTCCTCGTCGAGGAGCGGCGGCAGTTGGTAGTACAGGATCTCGATTGGGTAATCTACGTCGGGTGTCGGCGCGACGAGCCAGTGATTATAGTCATAGTCGCTGTAGAATATCGGCTGCGCGGTTTCGGTGGCGTCGGGCCAATAGCTGCGCAAATAATCGTAGCTGCGCGTGTACAACGCCGTGCGGCTGTTGTTGTCTGCGCCGGTGCCGATAAACATCGACACGGTGTCGCGCCACCTGTCGGGCTTGTCCACTACGGGATTGCCCGCAGATAGTTGCGCAGTGACGACGTTGATGAAGCCTTGGATCTTCAGCTCGCGGGCGATGCGACGCTCGGCGAGGTTGATCAGACGCGGGATCTGCTCGAAGACGATTGGGTCGGAGGCAAGCGTATCCCCACGCTCAAGGTAGCGCTGCACGTCCTGCTTTAGAGATGTAAACGTCATCGCAGTGGCCATAATACGCCCCTATAACAGATTTAAGTTAGAATAACAGCCTTCGCCGCGACTGGCG